GGGAATTCTTTGCGAGCGACGACGATTCCAAGATGCTCTCCCATATTCTTATGTCGAACTAAACTTCCAACAAACATTAGTTCTGCTCCAACACAGCAGCGAGCAATGCCTCGCAACCTTCTTGTCCTTGCTCTTCCCAAACTTGAAGTAACAAACGAAGTGCTTCTCTTAATTCCTGATTAGTCATCTTTTTCCCTTCTCTCCTAACCACATAATAAAGATAGCAAAGAGAAAGGCAGAAGTCAAGGGTTTATTTCGATAAAGTTATTATCTTCTTCTTGGAGGGTGGAGGGTTCATGTTCTTTTGTTAACCTCGCCCAAGATTCAGCAGAGGCAATTGATAAGACACCCTTACCAAAGTGACGTTCCAACCATCTGTGCCTTGCCCAACCTCCTAACCAACTTGATGGCTGTGGAACCCAGACTCTGCCCTCTGCTCTTATGAATAAACACTGCTTCATTGCTTCCCCATAATAGAATGCTTGTAACAAACTGGTTGATAGGACTCAGCACCACCAACAAGGACTTTCTTTTCTTCTCTCGCAAGTCTTTCAGTGTAGTAGGCATCAGCACCACACTTATAACAAACAGCAGGACAGACTTCGACCTTTGTAGCCCAAGGCATTATCTTTTGGACTTCCTCGAATGGTTCATAGCCTTTTGGTAAGAACTCTGAAGTAGAAGAGAGTTGTAACGAGGACACGAGAATAGTCTTGCCTTGTTGGAATAGTTTTATCAGAGCGTCTGCTGAACCTTCCAGCATGAACAATTCGTCACAACCAATAACGTCGTAGCCTCTGGATAAGTTATAGACCTCAGCACCAGTCTCAACCAAAGCACACTTATGCTCTTGCCCCTTGTGGGTTACAACTGTTTCTTCTGAATAACGCTTATCCATTCTTGGTTTGAATAGGATGGTCTTTTTGTTTTGATATTGATATCTCTCCAACGCTGCAAGCATTCTTGTGGTCTTGCCTCCGAACATTGGTCCAGTAAAAACTTTGAGTTGTGGATTCACTCCTCTTCCCTTTCTTGTAGTGCGATAAGTCTGTCGATGTAGAATCTTGCTTTCTTTAGGTCTTCTAATGGATTTCTTTTGTGTTTGTGTCTTGTAACATATTTTACTACATTACCCTCGTTGAAGTCAAGGGACCAAGATTCAATAAAATCTATAACCTCTATCGAGCCTGGAATGTTGTAGTGCTCAGGGTGATTTACCATCTCTTTTTTCTTTGGCATGTTTCCTCTATTCAACTGTTACTGACTTAGCAAGGTTCCTTGGCTTATCAACATTTTTACACCTAACCACTGCAATCTTGTGCGAGATGATTTGCAAAGGAATGGTCGTAAGCAAAGGAGTTAGTTCTGGCTCTGTCTTAGGTACTATAATAACAGCATCTGCTATCTCTGTTAAGTTTTTATCTTCTTTATCTGTAATAGCAATGACTTTTCCTGACCTCGCTCTAATCTCTTGCAAGTTAGAGATAGTCTTCTCGTAAGAACTATCGTGAGGCATTACGAAGACAGAAGGGCAAGACTCGTCAATAAGAGCGATAGGTCCGTGCTTCATTTCACCAGCAGGATAACCTTCTGCGTGAATGTAACTTATCTCTTTTAGCTTGAGCGCACCTTCGAGGGCAACTGGAAAGCTTATCCCTCTTCCAAGATAAAGGAAATCGTCATAGTGGCTGTAAATGTTTGCAACAGACTCAATGACCGCTTGGTCTGCAAGAATGTCTTGGACTTGACTTGGAATCTTTTCCAAAGCATCTTTGAGGTCCATTAGCTTGTCGTCATCAATGTGTCCGAGCCTGTGTGATAACTTGATAGCAAGAAGGGTTAGTGCCGTTACTTGACCTGTGAAAGCCTTTGTAGAAGCAACACCTATCTCTGTTCCAGAGTGGGTGTAGATGCCTGCGTGTGCTAAACGAGCAATAGAAGAGCCAACAACATTTACGATGCCGAGGATGAGCGCTCCTTTGCTCTTGGCTAACTCTAGTGCTGCCTTGGTGTCGGCTGTCTCGCCTGACTGAGTGATTCCAATAACAACATCATCTGCTGAAATGATAGGTCTTCTGTAGCGATATTCTGAAGCATAATCAACCTCGACTGGAATTCTTGTGAGAGACTCGATAAGAAACTTTCCAATAAGAGCAGAGTGCCAAGACGTTCCGCAAGAAACAATAGTTATCTTCTTTGCTCTAAGGAGTCTTGGCATTACGTCTTCTATTCCGCCGAGTGCTATCTCTGAACCTGCTGCTGCGAGTCTGCCTCGCAAGCAGTCTGCGATAGTCTCAGGTTGTTCGTGAATCTCCTTCATCATAAAAGACTCGAAGCCCTTCTTCTCTATTGCTTGAAGGTCAAGAAGGAGCTTTTCTGCGCTGTAGCTTGTGTCTTTGTTATCTACGTCTTTTATCTGAAGTTTTTCACGAGTGATGACTGCTATCTGGTCGTCTTCTAAATAGATAACCTCTTTTGCTCTGCCGATAATCGGTGTGGCGTCTGAACCTACAATGAAACTTCCTTCGGCAAGACCAACTGCGAGAGGAGAAGACTTTTTAGCGCAGACAATCATCTCAGCACTGGGCTCGATGACTGCGATGGCATAGGCACCGTGAACTGACTTGAGTGCCTGGTGAACTGCATCTTCTAAGGACAAGTCCAACTGCAACATTGTGTGCTCTATCCAGTTGGCGAGGACTTCGGTGTCTGTCTCTGAACTAAAAAAGTAGCCCTCGTCTTTGAGTGCTTCTTTTAGAAACTTATAGTTCTCGATGATTCCGTTGTGAACGAGAGCAAGCTTACCCTTGAATGAAAGATGTGGATGAGCGTTTTCCTCGGAAGGTTTACCGTGAGTAGCCCAGCGAGTGTGCCCGATGGCAAGGTCTTGTGGCTGAACCGAGCCACACTTATCTTCTAGACCCTTTACTGCTCCCTTCGCTCTAACAACCTTTATGTTATTGTCTTCAACGTAAGCAAGACCTGCTGAGTCGTAGCCTCTGTATTCTAGCCTGTAAAGTCCTTCTATTACAACTTTTTCAGCCTTCTTCTCTCTTCCAATATAACCAACAATGCCACACATTCAAGCGCCCTCCTATCTGTTCTAATTAGGAAAGGTTATTTGTATTTTCCAAGTTCTTTTGCGATTTCTCCAGCGAGAATCCAGCGGGCTGCTTTCGAGGATAGATTGAGTTGTGAATCTTTATGTTTTTCGAGGATTGCTTGAATGATTTCAGTCATCTTTTTCCATCTTTCTCATTATTTCTTCTAAACGAGTTTCTATATCTCTTGGGTTGGTTGTTCTCTTTTGACCGTTGTTGGTGCTTTCCTCTAACTCTTGAAGCTCGTGATAAGTTATTCCTATCATCATCAAGCAGACGACCAAAACACCAAGCAGGAAAATTCCTAAGTTACTGAGAAAGTCTTTCATTTCTCAAAACCTTTTCAAAGTTTTCACTAAGAAGCGCAGAAGAAAGAGTCATAGCATCTTGAATCCTTTTCAACTCTTTGAGAGGCTCTAAAAAAGTCACCTCGTCATACCTAAGCCATTCTGACCTTTCGCTAATAGGAACTAGTGGCTTGCCATCTAAGACCCACTGAACTTGTAGGAATTTCCAGCCGCTTCTTTCTTCCGTAGCTATAACTGCTCCTAGCGAATGACCTGTGTGGTTTGTTGTAGCTCTTCTGGAAACTATCTGTCCTCGTTTCATTACGATTCCTTTTCTTGTGTTAGTTTTACTAAATCTGATTCTTTCAGGTAAGCAATCCACTTTCCAAACCTTACGACATACTGTCTTTCTCGAACTTCTATAACGATTCCGTGGCTTTTCAAGCAATGGTTTGCTTCTTTTTCTTCTAAATGTTCCCAGGCTGGTAAACTCTTGTTTATTTCTACAAGGTCGCCTGTTTCTAATTTGTTATCGCTCATGTATCTAAATAGTTTTTCGACAGTTTGAGGTAGACTTTATCTCTCTTTTTAGCAAGTTTATATATCGCCTCATCTATCTTGCTTTTTTCACGTACAAGAAGGATTATCTTCTCGTTCAGCTTGGATGCTTTTTTGATAGCCCGTTCTCTTTCTTCTTCGTTTAGTTGTCCCATAATAAACCTTTATTGAACTATTATCGATGCTTTCATAAACTCGCTGCTTGCTCGCACGTTCTTCGCCCATGTAATCTCCACTGCGAATGTCCTCTGGCTTATAGTTTATATAAAAATAGAAGTAATGTCTAGTCTTTTTTGTTATGATACCAAAAATACCGTTCTCTGAGTTGACTAGCAAGTCTCCAACCTTTAGATGGTACCTTATATCATTCATCTTTTACTATAAGTTCCTTTATTTGATAGTCTAGCACCCGCATGTAAGACAATGTATGAGGACAGTACACAGTTGCTTCAAAAAACAGAACCTCTGGAACGACTCCTAAGATTCTAGAAACCTCTTGAACTTCGTCGCTGATGTCTTTGATGACAAACTCTCCTCTTTTCAGCACAACCTTTTCCCCACCTATCAGAGTTGCACCAGAGTCACGAAGCTTTTCTATTTTAGAATTAAAAGAAAGCCTTTGCTGTATTACAAACTCTTTTGTCGTACCCTTCCAGTCCGAATAAGGTTTCATAAAATCTGAAGCGTCTATCCAGTTCAGCATGGCATGCCTGTGTTGGCTTATCATCTCGCCAACTGGACCGAGGGTCTTCATCGCATCGAACTCGATTGTCTCTAATAGTTTCTCTTCCTCGAAAATAGAAAGAGGCTCCTCGTAAGCCTTGATAACCCTTTTTGGCAACTCAAAGTTTAATATTTTTGCACTCACCAGTCATCTCCTTCGTCTGTCGGGTAGGGATATTCTCCGTCATACAGTCCGTCGTTTGGGTCGTCATCGTCGCAGCCATACCAACTGTCAATAACCGCTGCAAACGGGTCTGGGTCTTTACCAGTCGATGAAGACTTTTGTGGTGGTGCGTTCGCAACCTTTACCTTTGGTGGAGGAGGAATAATAGGCGGAACACCGTTCATCGGCTGAGTTGTCTGCTCTTTCCTCTCTTCAGTGGACTTCCTGATTTTTTCTCTTATAGCCTCTGAGGAGGTGTTTTTTGTTCTCTTCTTCCTCCACATTTCATCGAACTGTTCTATTACAAGGCTCGGATGAACGATAGGAATGTGAGAGTTCCCTGCATGATAAACTCTGAGCTTCTTTCCATCTTCAAGCGTAAGAGTCGGGTCGCAATCTCTAAAGTCAGAGTGCATTGTAATACCTGCTGCTGTTAGGTTGACGTTTTTTACAGTAGGAAAACCAGAGGGACTGGTAGCTGGAACCTTTACCGTGAAAAGACCTGTTGGTCCTGGTGTGTAGACAACTCTTTTACCATCCTTGTAAAATGAGATTTGCTTAATCACGGTCCTTTGCCCTCTCTCTAGCTATTTCTCTTGCAAAATCGAAAGCCACAAATGGCATAATAATCGCTGAACCAACAACAAGCGGAACTGCAATAAGAAGTGTGTCTAAACATATGAGCGACTGCTTTTTCATAAAACTCTGGCTTTCCCTCTCTTTCTAATAAATAGATAATACCAGAAAGAGAGGAAGAAAGCAAGAGAAAGGAGCAGGGAAAATGAAAAAACCCTACAGGAGAAATTGGCAGTGAGGGTGGGATTCGAACCCACGGTACGCTACGAACGCACAAAGGTTTTCAAGACCTTCACCATAAACCACTCGGACACCTCACTTCATTTTCTCTATAAATAAATAGTCTATTCCCTTCTTTTATTCCTTGTACTCCTTCTGGAATTTCCTTTATTTCCATAATTTCTAAATGTCGGTGTGAGCGTGTGGCAATTAGGACACAGCACCCTCAAATTAGACCTTTCATCGTTCGTATGGTCGCCATCTATGTGGTCTATCTCAAGAATAGTCGCCCCGCAGGGTCTAGTCTTGTTGAATCCACACTGGGTGCAAGAGTATCCAGCCTCTGCTAGAAGAAACTCTCTTCTCTGAAATCTTCCAAGAGAGTCAAACCTTTCTGCTAAGAACTCAATATCCACGTCTATCAAGCGTTGTCCGTGTTTGCTTTTCAGATGTTGAGCGTATCCATTCCTAGTTCCAGAAGAAATTGGATGGTCGCACAACTTGCAATGCAACTCAGTCTTTACAGACAGCAGTCTTCCCTGATATTCCCTTGCACTTTTCTTCCTGGAACATTCCTTACAAGAGGAATATCTGCCATCCTTTGCAGACTTATCTCTATTGAATAACTCTAACGACTTTACGATGCCGCACTTACTGCACTTCTTTTCCATCTCTACTATTCTCCTTGATATGTTCGAGGAGCAATCTATCTACGAGAGCAGACATTTTCAAGTCGTTCATGCTGCAAAAGACTTTCAGTGCTTTATGAACTTCAGGTGAAACTTTTATATTCTTCATCTCTTTATCTCCTTACATATAAGTAGTAGCAAAGTATCTTTTTGACCTTTTTATTTCTTCTTCTTTTTCTTTTTAGCATAAGAATCTGGAATAGAAACGTTGTTCTTAAACCATTTTCCCTCTGCCTTCAATCTTTCTATCTCGGCGTACTCTTCTGGAAATCTTTCTTCTCGAAACTTCTTGTTTCTCTCACCATTGCATTCAAGGCAAATGTAGATAATGTCTTCGCTCAATCTTGCACCCTTCATGTAGACACACTCTGGGTCGGACATCTTCTCTTTTACCCTCTTGCACTTTTCGCAGTTAGATTCCAAAACTTTCTCCACAACCACAAGTCCTCTTGGCTGTTGGGTTCTCAAACTTAAACCCAATGTTTCCCAGTTCATTCTTGTAATCTATCTGGGTTCCAAGTAAATAGAGTAGGCTTTTTTTATCTGAGATAATTTTCACGCCATGGCTTTCCAACTCTCGCTCGCCCTTTCTCAACTCGTGGGCGAACTCAAGAACATAAGTGAAGCCCGAGCAGCCTCCACCCCTAACTCCAACACGAATTCCTATTGGTTCTGGGGACATCTCGGATGCTATGTCGCTTATCCTCTTTGCTGCTATTTCAGTCAATGTTATCATCAGTTGCCTTGTTGTAGAACCTGTGTTCGCTATCCATAAACCTATCCACCACTGCTAACTTTAGCTCGTTAGCCAGGTTGATAATAGAGTTAGAATAAATCTTCTTTACGTGTCTTGCTCTTACAGAACTTTTGTTATTTATGCAGACATTCCCTGCGTTATAGCCGCAGAGTCCATGAACCAAGTTGCCCTTCGCCCTCGTGAGCCAATAGGATAGAGCAATCATGCCCGCCCTTATTGACGTTTTAGGCTTTTTTAGTTGGTCGCAGGTGTAGTCGGAATACTGGGGTAACACCTGGGTAAGCCCGCAGGCTCCTGCGCTACTGACTACACGAGGACGAAAGGCACTTTCATGAAAGACAAGAGAAGTAAAAATAAAGGGGTCTATTTCCCTCTGCTCTGCTTGCTCAACTATGGTTGGCATGATTTCGCAGGCTAGTCTGTTTTGACTACTGGACATACCAAAGGTCATTACGACGGCTGCACATAAATGAGTTGCGAACATAACTTCTCCTATCTCTCCCTTCTAGACAACGTATTCGAAGACGCACTTCGTGACCCTATAAGGGTCGCAGTTCGAGGATGGGCGTCTGTCCTCCGCATAGCCCGTCCAAGTCTTCGCAGTTGCCGAAGGTATTCTGAATGACGTTGCTCTAGAGGCTACGCCCGAACTGAACTTATTATAGTCAGATGTCTCAAAGCCTCCCGTCATTCTCATTTGGTTATCTGGACCAAACTGCTCCATGTGATGAGCGTGTAAGTTTCCAGCGTTCTCTATAATCTTATCAAAGATATCTTTGCCTCCAACATCTCTCATCCTCGTAGTAGAAAAGTTGGTGTGCATACCTGAGCCATTCCAGCCCTTGTGAGGTTTTGGGTGCCAGTCTACGCCAAGACCATACTCTTCGGCTGCAAGTTGCAGCAGATAGCGACTGACCCAAAGGTCGTCCGCTGCTTTGATAGGGTCATTACCAAAGACCTGATATTCCCACTGACCTGGACTCACTTCCGTGTTATATCCGACGACCTCAATTCCAACATCGTTGCAAGTGTCTGCGAACTCTGAAATAAGGTCACGATAGCGAATAGGTCCACCAGAGGAACAATAGTAACGAGTGTCCTGAATGGGCTCTGAGCCGTCCTCATTCCAAAGAATGTTCTTATTATTCAGAGTCAGGAAGAACTCTTGCTCGTAGCCTAGCCAAAGACCCTTGTTCGTTCCGACACTATTAATAACATTCACAAGGTTGTGTCGGTGATTTGTAGAGTGAGGTCTTCCATCTGGGTGCATAACCTCACAAAGAACAATCGCTCTTCGGTCGTTGAGCTTGTAAACCCTAACAGGCTGAAGAACTCGCTCTGAGTCTTCAGTTGTAGCCTGCTGGGTCGATGAGCCGTCATAGTTCCATAAAGGCGGAACACCACTAAACTCTTTCACGACCTTTGTCTTTGAGCGAACGAGCGGAGCATCGAGCCCGTCTATCCAAACATAATCTAAATGAACCATTCTCTTATCCTATTCCACTTCGATGTCCACTGAGACATCAACGGTCATTGTTGGCAAACGCAAGTGGTTAGCCATTCCATGCTTCTTGCACTCATCTGCTTCCAGGAACCAGTCTGCGTGCTTCTTTTTATCTACAATTTTTAGAAAGTAATCGTCTTTCTTTCCGCAGTTGCGAGCCATCATTGTGTAAATCTTCTGGTTCAGCCTGTCTGCTTCCTTTGCTCCTGCTTTTAGTTCCTCGACCTTTCCAAAGTCCATCGAGCTTACGTCGTGAATCATGACAGTTGCGTCCTTATCCATAAAGCGGAGACCATCTTCTCCAAAGGAAAAGAGAACAGCACCACAAGACATCGCCTTGCCCTCAACAATAGTTGCAACAGGCAACTCTGCATCCCTAATGGCTGCTATCATCGACATAAGCGAGTAAACCTGACCTCCATAAGAATCGATGACAACAGGAATAATCTTTTGCCCTGTGCTGTGTGCCTGTGCCATATCTAAGGCAAAGTTTTTTGCTGCCTCTTCATCAAACTTATTGACCCGAATAATAACGGGTGATTTACGTAGTTCAATAGTTTTGATAAGAGGCGAAATAGTTACTTTATGTTTCATTTTTATCCTTTACATTTTCCTTTTGCGGAACATATCCACAAGAATAGAACCAATAAACACTGCTGCTACAAGTAGCGAGAGGTCATAGAGAAAACTAAGCATCTTCTTCTTCCTTTTCAGGCTTCAGAGAATCCAAGTAGTCCTGGATAAACTCTTTGTTTTTAAGCATCTCAGCAAATCTTTTTTGAGCCTCGGCTTCCATTTTCATCTTCTTTACGTGGAGGTCAAAATAAACGGAACCTGACCAAAAGAACATTATAGAGAGCGTGTAGGCTGCGCCTTGTAAGACTTCTAACATTTATTACCTTTCATAAGGTTAGTAAAAAGAAAAAGTATCCCCAAGGGGATTTGAACCCCTGTTGCCGCCTTGAAAGGGCGGAGTCCTAACCACTAGACGATGGAGACGAAAAGAAACAGAGGGTGACTGGAGCCCAAGGTCGGACTCGAACCGACGACTTGCTGATTACAAATCAGCTACTCTAGCCAACTGAGTTACTCGGGCGAAATCACCCTCTGTTTATAAAAGCACCCCAGGCAGGATTCGAACCTGCGACCGACGGATTAGAAGTCCGTAGCTCTATCCAACTGAGCTACTGAGGTACAAACTATGCTACGAGTGTAGCACAGTGTTTGTTGTTTGTCAAGTAATAATGTTATCTTTTTTCCACTCATCTATCTTTTCTATCACCAAGTGCTTATGCCTACTGTGAACATAGTGGTGATGGGTCGGACAGAGTGGGACCAAGTTGTTGGGGTCATTGTTATGATGGTTTTCATCATAGTGGTGGACCGCAACAATCTTATCTTCTCCACAAACAACACATTCTTTTTTATGGTGCTTAAAGCAAATGGTTTTATAGTTCTTTCCATAATGAGAAGGCATTATCTCTTTGATACCGCCAATCTTTTGCGATTCGTCTTTGCAACTTCTGGTACAAAAGAAGATGCCACTCTTAGAGTTTCTCTTCTTTGACTCGTTCTTATAGAACTCTTTGCCGCAATTCGCACACTCTACATTTGGTTCTTTCGGCTTTCTGTTCGCCGCTTGCCAAGCACCATTACATTTCAAAGAACAAAATCTTCCCCTGCCTCTCTTCAAGTCAGCAGAACGAACTTCGTGAACAGAACCACACTGTTCACACTTTTTACTTACCATAATCATTTCTCCTCGGTTATACTAATAAGTAGTAGGGTGGAGAACAAATGACTTGGTGCAAGTAAAAGTAACTATGGAGGTGCCGAGACTCGAACTCGGAATTCTGCCTTGCAAGGGCAGTGTTTTCCCACTTAGACTACACCCCCATGTCTTTCTAATTAGTTATTCTCGCTAAAAACCCATCCAAGGACCAGCTATTTCATCTAGCCTTACTACCTTGAGTTCATCAACATAGTGCTGAACCAAGATACCGTCTTCCCATCTAATAAGGGCAATCTTGTTCTCAAAGACCTCGACCACCCTACCAGTTACATTTGGCTCAACTTTCTTTAGCCTTACCATGTCGTTTTGCTTGATAACCATGTTTTTTATTTTACCTTCTTTCATCTCTTTTGTAAAGTCTTTTTTAGAAAAAGATTTGAATTAAAACGACTGTAAGTGCAAGGGCAAAGCAAATCATTGTTTTTGTTGTAAACATAGATTCACCAAGTAAAACATAAGTTAGAACAGGAAAGATAACTATTCCTACGCTAGAACCTATAAACCTCGCTGACCAGACTGAACCTGCTGCATCTGCCGCTGTGGTCCAGGCATAGTAAAACATCATAGAGCATGGAATGCCCCAAACCAAAGCAGAGATAAATGCTTTGCCCCTCCACCATTCCCACATATATTGCGAGTTTAGTTGGAACCATGCAAATAATTGTGCTAAGGTGAATAAAACAACTGCTTTTAAGACTGCTGTCATTAGTCCTCCAGCTTTCCAATGAGTGTAAAGTTTTCTTTTACAACGCTCAAGTTGAATAAATAGTTCAAACTGTTGGAGCCAGGGTCGCCGCCATTGACAGTTCTGTGATAAAGCTTGTTCTCAACCATTTCCTTTAGACTAGAAGTCTTTATCACATACATACTCTTCTCTCCACTGGGCTCGTGAGCTTTGTAGAGATAAAAGTCTGCTTTTGAAACCGAGATTCCAGAAGGCTTACCCCTGCAATGATACTCAAGACCGATGTTTCCAGTCTTCCTGCAAGTGAAGTCTTCTTTTATCTCGATAGTTATGACCTCGCCTGAAGGTGTCTTCATTCGAATGTCATAGTCTGCATTATTACATTCATCAATAAACTCATAACCCTTTGACACAAGATAATCTGAGACTTGTCTTTCCGTCTTTCTTGCTATCTTGTGGTCTTTTCTAAAATTATAATGCGGCATTAGTCCTCCAGAAATCTCTCTGCTAAGTCCTGGACTGTCTCTCGGAGTGCTGAGACATTAGCTGCTTCTGTTTCTTGTTCCTCGATAGTAACATAGAAAGTCGTAGGGACAAACTCGCCCTCGAACAGAGTCTCTCCATGGCTGGAAAAGAACTCGTAAGTCGTTGCGGCTGCATCGGTTGTATCCGATAATGAGTTAGAAAGTTCCGCTAGCAAGTCCTTGTGAAAATAGAAGGTGTCCCAGTCCTCAGCTTGCTCCAAATACATTTGAGCGGCGAGTGCCTGGGCTGTGTCAAAGTCTGTTGCAGTCTTTGTCTCTGAACTTGAATGGACCCTCTTGTAATCGTCAGTTGTCGATGTCCCTGTTACTACATAAATTGATTCACCGTTGATTACATTACTCATTTTTGCTTCTTCCTCCTCTGCTTCTCGCTGATATCTAGCAACTATTTCTTCCATTGATTCTTGATGGGTAGTGTGTTTCTTTACAACGCACCCAAATAACGACGCTTCAAACCCAATGTGACGCTTCTTGCCCTTGAACATTGCTTTGAACTCGTCCTCTGTGAGAACTGGTGTCGTAACCCAACTGGTTGACCAGCTTTGGTCGCTTGCCTGAACGACCTCGTAGCAATGGTTTGGAGTAACCAAGCGGTCGTCGTCATCGTCAAGGATAATGTGCTCCCTAGTAGGAGTTTCATTAGCGAATGCCTTCTTGCCTGGACCTGAATAGCAACTAAACATATCCACATTGCCGAGGCTTCTCACAGGAACTTCTGAAGAAGTATTCATAAAGTTCTTTGTCCTGTTGTAAGTTCGAACGACCGCACCAGGGACAATACCCTTTTCTGTTAGGCTTTCTACATAGCCTTGCCTAACCAGAGTGCTTACATTTAGGTAAGTCTGGAAGTCATTGCCAAACTCTTCACACTGCTTGCGAGTGTGCTTTGGATTTCCACAATAAGTACACGGCATTATCTTAACCCCTGTCGTCGTTGTCGTTTTTTAGGTTCTTTGAAGTCTTTCCACTCTTTATAATATTCTTTTGTCTCTTCGATAATCTCATCATACTCTTGCTGGGTAATATAACCCTTTTTGAGTCTCGTCTTTAGAAGAGTCTTTTCAGTTTTGAGTGCCTGCCCCTTTCTTCGGAGCATGCTATCAATTAGAGTTTCTTTTGTCCACACTATCTCTTACTCCGTATCATGCTTACGGCTTCGCTGTAAGATAGCACGCCGTCCAGACCGTGAAGAGATGATGCGCTCTTTCTTTTCTGATAAACCCCCTCGTACTCTTCGTCGGGAATCACTACGTAGAACTCATTCCTCGTTGCACAATTCAGCTTGCAGCAAAGACCATTATAAGCCTTCTGCTTTGCCCTATCTGTTCTGAATGTCGTAGTCAAATCGAAGAAGACACTTCTTTCGCCAATTTCAAGCAAGAAATCTGAATCTATTACTTGAGTACTGCCCCATTCATTGACGAAGGTGGGTTTGTCCTTGTTTCTCAATTTCGGAAGACCAGTCTCACGAGAAAACCGATTCTCAAAGTCTCTTCCATTTCTCGACTTCTTCGAGTTTTCTTTTGCGCTCATTATCTTTTACCCTTTCTCATTCTTCTCTTTAGGTAAGAGCCTATCTCTGTTTCTGGCTCTTCGATTTCTTCCAAGCCCTCTTCCTCTTCGGGCTCTATAATATCCCAATCAACTCTATCCATATTATCACTTCCATAAATGGATGTCAAGTGTTTTTTTAAAGTTGTTTCAGTTTTAAATGGAAAGGTTGTTGTCCTGCTTTTAAGCCCATCGTCCTCAAGCAAATAAATCGTTACTTCCATTCTTTCCCTCCGTTATTATCCAACAGCCTGGGTTTCTCCACCACTGAGGATGAATGTTTAGCTCCAGCTTATCAGCCAGAGTTTTTACAAGTTCTTGATAATACTGAGAATGTCCAGTTATTATCGCAATAGGCAACTCATCTATCATCTCCAACATGAAGTCTTCTATCATGTGTTCTGCCTTCTCGTGCTTTACTCCGTGAAGGTCCAATGTTGGAAAGCTACCTCTCATTCTTTATATTATCATCCTATCAGAAGAGACTATAGAAGTCAAGACTATTTACAATATTATGGTAAAAAAAATCCGTCGCAAAGTAAAAAAAGTCGCAATGAAGGCAAGTCTTGTTAGCATGGAACTCGAAGACATAGCTGAAGAAAATAGAGAGCAAAAAGAAAAGCTCTCAAAAGACTTCGAAGATGAGTTCGCTTTTATCGAGTGGAAGAGGCAACAAGAAATACAAAAAATGGAACAAGAAAGTCCTGAAGGCGGACCAAAGATTCCCACAGACATTCCACTAGATGACGATGGGCTTGTAGAGAGTAGTAACGCATCTGATACTCCTGACGAATTAAAAAAGCTTTATCGCTCTATTGCTCAAAAGACTCATCCTGATAAAATTCAAGACGAGGACTTAAACGAAATCTTCAAACAAGCCGCTGAAGCAGTTGAGGAAGAGAACTGGATGCTTCTTGTGGAACTGGCTGGAGAACTTCGTTTAGACATCGAGTTTCTCTCAGATGAAACACTTGAGATAGTCGAGAAGTCTATTGAGAATAACCAGAATCAAATAGCTGGAATCAAAAACTCCTTCTCCTACATCTGGTCGCAACAAAGAGACGACAAGAGCAGAGAAATTTTCAAAGCAATGTTCTACCAGCAGTTCAACATCAAGAAGGAAGAGTTCGAGGAATGGCTAAAGACCAAACCTACTCACTAGAACCCTTACAGCCCTCTGTCATCTTTCTATCTAGCTCTAACAAGAAGCCCTTACTTATTCTTCTTAGCTTGGCGTTTTCCACTTCTAACTGCTTCGTATATCCCAGCAACATAGGGCAGCCCTTTCTCACCTCATCATAACATTCGGTGAACGCTGCGATAACAGAGGGAACTGCCAAGTCTGGTCGTGCTTGAGCAAAGATAATGCCCGAGCAAAACCCAATAGAAACAGATATGAAAATGGCAAGTAGTTTTCTCATTCGACCTCCGATGAGACTGAAAGGATTGAAAATCCTTTGTAAGTTGAATTCTTTTTGAGATAAGCAAATGAAGCTGCCTCAGCAAATGTTATGAATTCTGCAAAAATGCTTGGGCAATTTCCTTCGCCGTTCGTGAATGTAATTTTCCATCTCTTCATCAGATTCTGTCCTTGTGTCCTGAAAAGATAATCTCTAGGTTATCTCTCTTTAAATGCTCGGTTAGATAATACTGCATGTCTCCCATAGAATCAAACTCGAACTTATTATCGCCATGATAAAGCATAAACTTATTGACCCTCTCAAGAACATCTACCTTGTTGATGACGAGAGTTGTTAGACCGTTGATGTCGATAGCTTTTGAGACTGAATCTACATCAAACCAGTCAACCTTTCTTGGTCTCCCAGTTGTTGCTCCATATTCTTCTCCATAATCTCGAATGACTTTAGCTTCAATGCCCTCTTCCATTCCAAACTCTTTAGCACCAACATAGGTTTCATAAATCTTTGCAGCACCATAGACTCTGCGAATAGATTGTGCTGGAATGCCGTTTAGAACTGCTCCTCCAACAGTGCAATGTGAGGAGGTCACATAAGGATAGTCTCCCCAGTCAACGTCAAGACCAAAGCCTTGGGCTCCTTCGAAAAGAATCTCAACCTGGTCGTGCTCTCCATTGTGGTGGAACTCTTCATAGACATCAATGAGATATTCCTGAAGTTCTGGGACTTGCTCTGCCCTTACGCCCTTCCTGCCGTACTTATCACGATAAGCTGGACCATTGCCTCGCTTGGTTGTTCCAATAGCTTTGTCTTTATTATCCTCGGCTAAATGAAAGTCAGTGATGACGTGAGCGTTCTTCGCAATGGAAAGGAGGTTATCAATGTCTATGCCTGCGTCCCTAAGTTCAGCCATCTCTTCTAAAAGACGTTGAGGGTTGATAACGCAGCCTGGACCAATAATAGATTCTATCCCAAAGAACACACCACAAGGAATGACGTGGGTTACAAACTTCTTGCCCTCGTGATAAATGGTGTGCCCAGCATTGTGACCGCCATTGTAGCGGACAACGTGAGTGTAGTTGCCTACTCGTGCTAAGTGATGGGTAATTTTGCCTTTGGCTTCGTCGCCCTTCTGAATTCCAATAACGACGTCGCAAATGATGTTAGACATTTCAGTCCCTTTCAGTTGTTTTACTTATTATAACATATTCAAGTCTTCTGTAAAGACTTTATCTTTCTTTTGCGTGTTTTTTATTGCACACAGTGGGCGAAGGTTCTCTAATGCCCAACACTTTTGAAAATTAGGATGCTCCAAACTATCGTAGGGCAACTTTGACTGAGGATAAATGTGGTCGATATTCCATTGACCATGACCGTTTCCGTAGTTGCCCCAGTTCATCCAAGGTTCAAACTGTTTCTCCAGGTGCTCCTTTAATTCCTCTGGTGTGTAGGGTAGTGCCTTCCATGTTGAGTAGTGCTTTATGCCGTTGCCTTTCTCTATTCCCATCCTAACAAGTCTGCTTACATTTTGAGCAACTTTATAAGAAGAGTCTTCTGCTCTTCTTTTGAGAACATATTCGCACTTTTTTCTTCTCACCTCAGGACATTCTCGCCTTTTCGCCTGATGTTCCAGTACTCTGTCTCTATTTCTCTGATACCAATCCGCATGTCTTTTCCTCGTCTTCTCTGGGTTGTCCCTTCTGTAACGAGCAGTCTTCTCAAGAACTTCGTCCCTGTTTTTCAGATAATAGTTCCTGTGAGTCACAACACCTCTCTTTGCCTTGCACTCTTTACAGTAAGAGACGAAGTGATTCTTCGCCTTGTTCTGATAATGAAAGAACTCGTTCGTTCTTGGATACTCTTGTTCGCAGTCTCTACACGTTTTTGTTTCCATTAGTCTTTGTCTCCTCTTCAATAAAGCGAAGACAAGCTTTCTCAATGAAACGAGCGAACTTCAAGCCGTTGTCTTTGCAGTACTGCTTGATAATGGCATGAGGCTCAGGTCGCATCTTGACTGTTTTATCAGGTTGTTGATTTTCCATAACTTATCTCCTTACACTAATAAGTAGTTTGTTGTAGTAGTTTTTTACTACTTTTTTACAACTTTTATGCTGCGACTCTTGCTTGCTCTTCAAGCAGTTCTCGCATCTTGAACAAGCCCTCTTGCTTTTTTTTGCACTCCAACATCACATCTACGTCAAGACCGTGAGTGCTCACTGGTGTCCAGTAAGAATCTGAGTGAGCCTTAGACTGAATCTTTGGGTCATTCTGCTCAATGCTTCTGTCCTGTGAGTAGTGAATGACTGGCTTGATGCCGTTCCATGTTGATGCAGCAAGGTTCATTGCTTCCTCGTCAGTCAAACCGCCAGTGCAAAACGTGTGGTGATGGATGTCATGAACGATAGGCACTCGAACAACCTTGTAGATGTAATTGTAAAGGTGCTTTGTGCTCCACATGCTTGCTCGGTCATCGTTCTCCACAGTCAAGCGGTTCTGGCAGTTGGGAGATAGTCTGAGAAAGTTGCGACACCATCGCTCGGCTGTTCCTGCAAAGTCTCCACCATAAGTCCCGCCAATGTGAATGTTTATCTTGGCATAGGGTGTAGCTTCTAAACCCATGAGGTCAAAGACTTCTGAGTGAGTCTCCAACTCTTTGATAGTCTTTTCTACAACGCTTTCTTTTGGTGAGCCGAGAACATTGAAAGGACCAGGGTGAGTTGTGATGCGATGACCATGCTCTGCTGCAAACTCTCCTGCCTCTGCAAGATGGTAGCAGATGTCCTCGTAGTCAGGTAAGTCCTTGAGGTTGTATTCTGAAGCCCAAGGAAATAGGTCGGAAGACAGACGAAAGAACTTAATGCCGTGTTGCTCATTCCATTTGAGAATAGTCAATAAATCCTTGCAGTTCTGAAGGGCAATCTCTGAAGCATAAGGAAGACCCTTTGCTTTGAAAGTCTTCTTTATCATGGAACGATTGGTTGTGACTCGCCTAGACTTAGGAAGCGAGTTGAGTTCAGTGCAAATACAGGCATAACCGAGATTAGACATTTAGTCCTCCTTTGTTGTTACAAGAAGACTATAATATAGTGTGGCGAGGAAGTCAAGTGTTTTTGTCAATTAAAACCAACTTTCTTGCCAGATGCAATTCTTCGCCTGGTTCCAAGGCTTAAATGTTGATTTGACTTCAGCAAGTGAATACATCTTTAGTAGCTCACCACCAAATGTTGAGACACCTGGTTCCAGCGCCTTCTCGAACTGAAAATGCCACCATTCCGCACCGAGATAACTTCCACCTCTCTTAAATGAGCGGCGACATTTGATTCCTTCGAAGCCATGCTTCCTTGCAAGTTCAGTTATTGAGAAAAATCTATCCTCGACTATAACTCTTGTGTTGTTGTAAGTGTAGGCTGTGATTTTTCTAACTGGAACATTTTCATTTTCTGTTCTGCACCAAACTTCCCAGTTTCTATCTCCGACCTCTTCTACAACGAGCCTCTCCTTCTTTGGGTTATTCATCCCAGAATCAAGAGCCATATCAAAGGCAAGTCCAGCATAGTGAAGTGATTTTATCGAACGGCTAGCCATCGGCTTACTGTCCGTTAGAGAGCGTTTTGCTCCTGCTGACGTGATAACGCCTCCGAGGGCGAGAACGTCGCTTCTGAAGGCGTTATAAGCCTCTGCTGCGTCTTTACGAAGGCGAAAATAAGAATAACCCTGTGAGCCCTCTATTTGGTCTGCCTGAACCTTGGTCCAAGGTAGTTTTTGGAAGGTTTCTTCTGGGTCTGGTTCGCCGTCTATCTGAAACTGGAACTCTTGAGGCAGGAGACCATTCATTACAGATAAAGTTCCCTTTCCAACAATGCCGTCGCCGTAAAGGTCATTGGCTTCTTGAAAAAGCTCTACCTGTCGTTGGGTTGCGGAACCGAAGTCCCCATCAGCAACTCCAACATTGTAGCCTAGCTCTTTTAGTGCTCTTTGTAATTCTTTTACGTCAGTTCCCTTGGAACCCTTTTTTAAAATCATTCATCTATTCCTCCTAACATATTTTACGTCAGTTCTATTGACGAAGCACTGCTGACCGTCGGTCCAATGAACGAAATAGAGTTCATAGACGCCTGAAGGATTTATGGTTTCCGTAACAATTCCTACCTTGTCGTGCAAGGTCTTGTAGCTCCTCAATTTCTTTCCATAACTTGAGAGTTCTATTAAATCGCCTATCTTCATCCTTCTTCCTCTTCATCATCGAAATCTATTTCTTCTTCATACTCTGGGTCTGCATCGTCGCTATTTACCCTAGACAATAAAACCAACTCGTCTTCATAAAAATACTTGTCGTCCCAAAGAACGCCGTGTGGAGAGTTCAACCACTTTATCTTGTAAATATAATATGGAATTTCAAAAAAAGCGTCTGGAAACCTTTTATGTACCGACGTGATTATCCCTATTACTTGCTCTGCCTCCCCTTGCGAAGGGTCAGACTCGTTCTTTATATACTGATATGACTTGTTGTAGAAGTTCCAGTAAAGAGTGTAGTCTTCTGCAACAAGGTCGCCAACTCTAAAAGCCAACTGTCAGTCCTCCGATGGTGCCTTCTCTTCTTTCTGAGAAGGAAATCCACAGAGACCTAACAGGGAGTAAATTCTTGCATCAAGAGAACAAAGGAGAGCCTTCTTTAACTCTTCATTCTGCATTCTCAGCTTTTCTACTTCTTGGCGAAGCTTCTCGACTTCAGGTGCCTCATTATGTTCGACAGGTACTGATATTTTCTCACCCTCCGATGGTCTACTCTAAATAGACCCGATAAATCAGTTTTCACCTTTTTCAAGATGGTTGAAGTCGAGTTTTGCTCTTACCTCTTCCCTGAATTTTTCAATATTTTGCCCCTCTAAGTGTTGAGGGTAAATATCTTGACGCCTGAGACAAAGATTGTCTAAAAGACGAAAAAGTTCCTGGTCTCGTTCTGTTTGGGTCAAATGAGAGTCCAGCTTACCATCTATCTCGTGAAGAGCTTCCATCATTATGGTCCGCATTCTCTTGTTCTCGTAAAGAATCCTCTCTACAACCTCGATAGCGTACAACAATGGTTTGTCGTGCGACCACATGGTCTTTTGAAACTTTTCTAGTTCCTCTTTTACCAAACTCAACTTATTCGCTCGCTACTGGTTCGCCAGTTGAAGCCTCGACGGTACCTGCAAGAAGTAAAGAGTTCACCTCTGGGATGCCTGCCGACAACAGACCTTTGAACCAGTCGTTGAAACGCTTTTCAGACCACTTCTTTAGACCTTGCTCTTTTTTGAACCAGTCTTCAAACTCTTGAGTCATCTCAATTTTAAATTCGAAGTTTCCCTCTGAGTGGATTGTTTCGATATTTAGCATCTTTAGTGCTTCCAATGTTGCTTTGTTCTCTGACATTTCTTTTCTCCTCTTATATAAGAAATTGCCCTCCGAAGAGGGCGTTTGTATTAAATAGTTTTTGACAGTTTCTTTTTGACTACAAAAGCGCAGTCGCCTCGTGATAAAATCTTCATCATTTCTCTATCCGCTTTCACTGCTGAAGAGAAGACTGCTTGCAATATTGGCTTGCCCTTGTGTAGTCCTACTTTACCCTCCACATAGAGTTCAAACAGCACTACTCCTTTTCAATCTTGCGGATAGTGTGCTCGTGATGAGAACCAATATCTGCTGGAGTGATGTGTCGGAATTCTTGTGGGTTTCGCTTGTTCTCAACTAAAATAGGGTTACGTTGCTTACGCATTTTCACGTCCTTTCTGGATACGTTTTTGAATAATAGTGATTACTACTTGCTTTTTGAACTCTGGTTCGAGTTCTGATAAGATGTTTTGAATCTTTCCTTCCTCAAGATTCATTATTTTGTTAGCCATTCTGCGAGCAGAAGCATTAGAAAAGTTCGTCATAGTTCGCTCCTCTTGATTACTCTTATTTATAACAAATGCTGTTCGGGTTGTCAACTATTTTTTTTGAGTTTTTTCTAAAAGTTCTTGAAAGCAAGGAACGATGTGCTCGCCTGTTTTCTCGAAGACTTGACGACAGAAATCTTCTGCTAACTCTGGAGTCACTTCTCTATTTTCTTTCCACCAGGGATGCCAAATCTTTATATTGTACTCCATCGCCATGGTGATATTGACTGAACCAAAGGCAGAAAGAATTTTATCTTGCTTTGTTATCGAAGCAGCAGTAGAAAAAGGTATTCCATAGAAAGTAGCTATCGCCATGTAAAACTTTCGAAACCAAGGGTCGCTATCGAAGACCTCTGATGTTCCAACATAGGGACCAAGGTGAAAGGACTTCTTTCTCTTTGTCCGTTTTCTAGTTTTCATTGGTAAGTTAGGCATGACCTCTCCTATCTTTGTTATGCCTCATATTAGCATAGAAAGATAGAGAAGTCAAGTATTTGTGTAGATTATTTTTCTTTTGGCTCTGTGATGTTGATAAGCATTGGCTTCACGACAGTGTTCTTAGTCTGAGTTTTGACGAAGATAATTTTATCGTTCTCGTCTCTTGCGATAATGTAGGACTCGCCTCTGATTTCGACGGTCGTCCTGACTGCTGGAATCAGTTCGAACTTTGTTGGTACGGCGACTTGAGCGCTTGAAGTGGTCGCCAGCATAAGTGCCGCTAATGTAAGAATAATTTTCATTTTATTTCTCCCTTTTCACCCTCCCGTGAGGGTTCAACTTTGCTAAGTAGTTCTATTTCGTTATAAAACATCCAAATATTTTTAAAAACCGACTTTGATGAACCACCAGTCCAATGAACTAGGTAAACAGAGGAGTTCAACAAATATTTGTTGGCTGCATTGAGGGCATCATTGACATCTGCATCCTTGTTGACGTCTATCCCAAGTTGCTCTACAAACTCTCTGATTATGTCTGCTGAATCGTCCCTTCTGTCAAGAACAATTCCTATGCCGTGAGAAAGAAATTCGTCTCCCTTGAGCCTCACAAGGTCGCCTACTGAGAATTCCTTTTCGCATTTATGTTCCGACATCTGTGGGACGACCTCTCTATTATTAGTAAATAGTTCAGTCTTCCTGTTGTGGCTTATGAAGCTTCTTCATCTCTTCCTCTCCATTCAATGGAAAAGAGGAAATCTCAATATTACCGAAACCACTCTCTTTGAGTTGGTCTAGGTTCGGAGTTCCTGAGAAGATGGCTCCAGAAATGGCATCGAATGGAATGTTTGTACCCAAAGAGTCTACCATGTTATCTACGCCAGAGCCTGACATGACCGCTGAGTCTCTCATTCTTACTCTACAACCCTTGGAGTTAGGATAAGACTCGTACTGCATAGAACTCTCAAGGTAAGAGCCGTCTATTTCCAAAACGACGTTTCCATAGGGTTTTGCATCGTAAGGGTCGCTGCAAGTTGGTACACCCATCTTGTCTTGCTCTATTTCGCCGTCCGTTGGAAGGTTCACTATCCCATTATCTCTTATTGTGGGTAGCTTCTCGATAGAAGTACCGTAGTAAACTTTCGCTGGAAAGCCCTTATCTGTTGATACAGTTTCTTGGAGATATTTTCTCCACTCTGTCATTAGTTTTTTCATTTCTTTATCCTTTTTAGTCTGAGCCGTCGGCTAATATATCTCCGAATTCTTCTAAGAATTCTTCCCCAGTCATATCTTCTATTCTTTCTGCTTCTTTTTCAGCCAAGAAGTTCTCTACCTTTTCGAGGTGCTCTTCTCCGATAACTTCTTTCATTTCCCTTAAGTTTCTTTTTGCCTCGGCAATGGTTATCCTACTCATTCCGAATTCAACGCAAATCAAGCACACAATAGCTTCCTCCGTTGATAGTAAATAGTCAAGAACAGCCGTTATTACAGGCAAATATTAAAAACATAATCATAGCGAACCTCGCTGCTAACAAGCATGAAGGGCGAGTAATTTTGGGTTTCAAGCAGAGCCTGGTTGTCGTCTGGCAAACAAATCTCGTCAAGAATAGACATTAAGTCATCGTACATCTGGTCTGCGCTTGAAGATAGGCTAAACGTCTGACCTCCTGTCGCATTAACATAGTCTCTCCAAAATCTTTGCGTAAACCCACCTGAAAAGACATAGAGTGTTGTGTCTGGTGTTGCAGCGAGAGCAGTGATGGTATCCTCCTCGGGTAAGGGAGGTTGCAAGAAACTCTGGTCCTCTTCGTCTGTAAAAACTATTATTATCCTATCTGCACCCTCTCTCCAGTTAATCTTGAAGTTCTGCAAGTCTGGCTCTGAACCTATTCCCCTGGGGTTCGTCTTCCAGTTTGCTGAGAACAGGTCATAAGGAAGGTTTGTCGAGATAGAAGAGATTGCTATATAGATGGCATCTCTGAGCATTTCGCTAGATGAGCCAGTCTCAAAAGAACCTGCTGTTGAAAAAGCATTCATAAACACTGAAAAGTCAGCAATGTCTGAGTTGAGTATCAAAAACTCTGGTAAGCTAAACGAGTGAGTTCCGACTTGGGGGTAAATTCTTGGTCCAGTTATCAAGCCCCACTTTAATTTCTCTTCTGCTGAAAACTGGTTAGCGAACCTGTTCATCGCCATTCTTACCGCATTGATATTGTATTCCATAGAGCCAGACCAGTCTACAATAAAAAGAATGTCTGTGTCTGGAATTTCTTGTCCGAAGTCTGTCGTCCCGTCACAATCGTTGTCTGCTCCGTCGCAAATCTCTCTACTTGGAACAACCTCTCCTGCACAAAAGTTGAGAACATTATTTCCACTGCTTGTCTCTCCATACCACTGACCTTCTTGACAGAATTGGTTTCCTACGCTACAAACTCCTACGTTTGCTGTTCCTTCTGGTCCAGTGTAACAAATCTTTTCCAGGTTTTCATCAATGAGTCCGTCGCAGTCCTCGTCGAAGTTGTTACACATCTCTGGGTTTACGGGAATGCCGAGCGTCTCATCACAGGTGTCTGCTGAATTTGCTGGGACTACTTCAGGTGGCAACCAAGCACACATAGCGAGGCAGTCAGACATCTTTGTTCTAGTGCAGTCCTCGTCTTCACACTCGCAAGTCTTGAAGCCCATTCCACAAGATAGTGGTGGTTCGGTGCATGGGATAAGAGCGCCGACCATTTCTGGTGGGCAGTCACAAGTTAGTGCCTCGTCTATCCTTCCGTCGCAGTCACTATCAAAGCCATCACATGCTTCTTCATAAGGTTGCCTCGCAGTGCAACCTATCCAACGTCCATCGACACAAGCTTCGATGCCTCTTTCACAAATGGTGTCGCACTCTTGGACTAGGTTTTCGTCAATAACGCCATCGCAGTCATTGTCTAACCCATCGCAAGTATCTGGAGGCAACAAACCACACTCTCCGCAAGCATTTAGTTGGTTTTCATCTATCTCGTCATCGCAGTCGTTATCTACACCGTCACAAACTTCATCTGTGGCGATGCAGGAAATGCACTCACCATAATAGAGCCTACCCTTATCACATCGAACTTCTTGGACGCCAGCATTACCATTTATGTCACAGTCATAGTAAAGAGTGAAGTCTTCGTTTATCCCTGGAGGGCAGTCAAACATGTGGTTGCAACTGCTTTCATAAATAATCTCTGCTGGTGGGCAAGTGTCGTCTAAGTTTCTATCACAAGGAACGTAGTCCTCTCCACAAATGTCTAGAATAGCATCCTTTGCAAGAATCTCGGTTCCAACTGGAGGGCAATACCAGGTTTGACGTTGGCAGCAAGTAGGATGACATTCACAATAGTTTTCGTCAATGTTTTGGACACCCTCGCAAGGGTCAACATAAGCATCGACGGTGATGTCTGGGATTTCTATAATTCGTATATCTTGAGACAAAAGGTCTGCACTTATGCCTACCTGGAGGTCTCTTGTCTCGCCTTGTTGTGGAACCTCGTCGGCACAAGCAACGAGGAGCAGCAAAGTAAGCAGAATGTTTTTCAATTTTTTAGTTCCCTTCTTGTCTCGCCTGTTCTCTAACAGAGATGCAAACTTTCTCTACCCAAGCTTCCAAGTTTTCCGAATCGCACCAATCAGTAGGCATTTCCCAGCAAAAAGCATCTACAGTCCCCAACTTGAAGCACTCTTCCGAACAAATAGCCTGGTGCAGGGAAGATGATGGGTTGTGGCAAATCATAACACTTGGCGGAATGTAGATGACCTCTGCTGGAACCTGCGGAGCCTCTATGATAATCTCAGAACTGCAAGATAAGACAAACAGAGATGATAGAATTAAGAACCTCATTTCATCTTCCTCGGATAGATGAGTGCTTGTACGGTTGCCTTTTGACCTTTGTGAATGATATCCATATCGCCTTGAATGATTCTTGGCTTCTCAGTCTTATGAGTATGACCCTTGTCTTCCTTGGTCTCTTGAATCTTTTTAATTATTCTTCCGATTCTCGCAAACCTTTCTTTATACGTTATAATAGTGTACCACTGCATTCCAATAACGGAGGCGAGAATCATTATTACAATTGCTTCGAACATAGTACGTCCTCATTATAGATACTACCACGAAAGAAGTAGCTTGTAAAGTAATTAGTTTTTAAATGTATTTTTTCCAGTGGTAGAACGGGCGGTTTTCGAGGTATAAAAGGTCGTTCTCGTGAGTATATGCTTCTTCCTCAAAGGGGTTAGCGTAGTATGCTTCTCTGCCTGTTTTCTTAGATATGACGCCTCGTAACCAGAAAAACCCGTATAAAATCCACTGCCCTATGAAAAGGCACTCAAGTTGCTGATGAAAATGGATAGTTTCGTGACGCTTGGTCACCTCGGACATAATACCCCTGCACCAAACAAACGGACCAAACGAAATAGCCCAAATATCTATTGGTGCGAAGTGTGATAGAAAGACTGGAACTTTTGAGTTCTCAATCATTATTGGTTTTAGGTTTTTAAACTTATTTACTAGCCTTCTGTAAATTCTGTACATTCATAGTTCCTCCTATGAGTCAATTATAAGTCTGTCACCGAGAGCACTCATAACCTCTGTAGACTTTTTTATGTAAACCTTAGACATTGGGGTGTCGTCCCAATTCAGAGCCTTGTCACGAACTGCTTTGCTTTGGTTGCAGTCATCATCTGGCGTATCTGTAAGGTTAGACAGTTCATCGCCTAGCTCATCTGGAATCTTGGTCTTCGTCATATCTATGTCCAACTGAGCACTCTTGACATCACCTCTGGAGTCATACTCGCCCCACACAGCCATTGCATAATCGGAAACAGAGTTTCTGTCTGCCATTAAACCGCCGCCTTTCTGAGATGCGTATTCTAGAGCAACCTCATACAACAAAGGACCGAAGCCCCTGGTTACATTTGAAGAGACGACTTCGAATGCTTCGAGGCAATTACCGTTTTCGTCTTCTTTTGCAATCATAACTGCTCCGAGTGGAATGTCCTTCCCTCCACGGAACTCCCCTGAGTCGTCGGGTTCGATTTCGAACCACGAACCATCTGGCTTGATGAAGCAATACTGAAAAGAAACACCCCATTTGTAATCAATCAGAGCCACACCTACCCTTAACTCACCTTCTGGACCAGCTTTAATCGCAACCAATTTATCCAACTGGCTTTTAATCCTTGAGTCCATTCCTTCATTTAGAAACTTTCTCCAATTTTCCATTATTAGTTTCACTTGTGCTTTTCCTTATTTCTTCTTTCCGCAGTCAGAAGGTTTTGGTCTGCAATAAGGCTTTTCTTTTCTGTCGCCTTGAGCGCAAGCAGAACACTTCTTTCTTCCTGTCTTTTTGTCTTTTCTACAAGTCTTGCAATCAACCCAGCCACCAGCCGAACCTGAAGCGCCTTGTCTATCGAACCAACCTTTTAGTCCTCTTTCTTTTTCCAACTTGAAGTCCGATTCTTCGAGGTAAGCGAGAATAGCTTCCCTTACAACATTTCGGAGTTCATTCTTGCCATCAGGCTTCTCGTGAACATAGCCCTTCTTACCAAGGTCGATGTGGTCTTGATGCGTCTTTGCCTCAACCCCTTCGCCAGTCTCTGGGTCGTACATCATGTGTGGCTCGAAGTCCTCTTTTGTTTCGTTCTTCTTCTTGCTGTTGCCCCAGTTTGCAGCGCCTTTTTTTCTACACTGAACAAGAGCACCAGAGGCATAAGCAGAGGGAAAGACCTTATAGCGAGCCTTTACCTTATGATAGCAAGCATCTTTCTTTTCGTAAAGAGAAGTAACTACCTCGCTTACTATCTCTGAAAGTTGTTCGTCTGTTAGTGTTCCTAATACGTCTTTCACTTGTGTTTCTCCATTATCTAATTGTTAAGTTTGAGCCTATCTTCTGCATCTGGCGAAGGAACTCTAACGAGCCCCTGTTCCCACCTGCTGCCGATTTCATCTCACCTTGCAATATGCTGACAGCTTTTGCGTTCAGCTTACCAAGAGCCTCCACTGGAATGCTCTTCTTCGAAGCCATCGCTGTGTCAAGCATATTAATAGCACTCTTCATCTGCAAACTCTTATCGATATCACCCTGAGACCACTTAGCCATAATACCCTTGAGTGCCTCATACTGCTCTTGATTCAACTGACCGCCGCCTGGCTTCATAACGGAAGCCTGAGCGCTCGATGAGAACAGAGTCATAATACCAAAGATGATAATCATAAAAATAACAATCTTTACAACCTTATATGCGAAAGGATGATTCTTTCTAAATTTCTCGATAGTGCTGTTAAGAGACGAAACTGCTCTAACCAAGCCTTCTACAGAAGATTTAGCCATCTCAATTGCTTTGATAGTGGTCTTTAGCACAAAGTCATTAACCTTCTCAATAGCTTGCTGGACAGTTGTCGAAACCTTGTCCTTCATTTTAATCGCACCTGCCTTTGTTTTTTCGTAAGCAGTTGCAATAGTATCGAGAAGACCTTCGTTAATCATCAACTCAAGTTCTTCATTTACATTTCTTTCAAAAAGCAAAAAAGCTTCCCTCTCTTGCTGTTCGTTCTGGTAGTCTCTCCAGCTTTCCATTATTAATTTCACTTGTGCTTCTCCAATTCTAAAATAAGTTTTCCCTCGCCCTTTATTACCCTGTGGTAAGTGTTCTTGGGAATGTTATAACTCTTGCCCTCTTCCAAAACAACAGGCAAAGTGTTGTCCATTTGTAGTTTCCAACCTTTGGACTCTAAAATGGTTATTGTTCTATCTTCCCTGTCTCTGTGCCAGATAAGTTCCATCTTATCTACATCTTGTGAGAACTCTCGGATAAGAACCTTACCTTTCTTTGTCTCGGTGAAAGGAAACATTACCACCAACCTGAAATGTCTCTACCGAACATCTTTGTTGCTCGGCAAGCCCAATAACCTGCTTTGGTTTTATCTTTCTTGTCAGCGCAGTTGTGTCTGTCGCCAAAGTTCTTTCTTCGCTTTCTTGCAGCATCAGAATCGCCCATAGCATCTGGCATAGAAGAACCAAAGCTCACCTTTCTGATGTTGCCTGACTGTGGGTCTCGAACATAAACGTAAGCACGACCGTCGCCACTTCGTTTAGCTCCCTGGGCTCCGAGCTTTACCTCTTTACCCTTGTACTTCGCTTCTTCTAACTCTTCGTCTTCATAAAGGAAAGGGTAGTCAAGAGGGACTCTATTGCCCTCGAACATTCCCCACTCGCCCAAGTCTGAGGTTTCTAAGATGTAGAACTTTTCGCTTTCTTGTAGGGTGTAGTTTCCTTCATTGTGAAGCTTTCTAACTTCTTTGAAAAGGGCAAAGAACTGGTCTGAACCTGGACGAAAGATGTTCTGAGAAACTGGAAGTTTATTTTCCAAGTGGTACTTTACTGCCTCGGAAAGATTGTCTTCGCTCAACTTGCGAATGATAGTCTCACGGATGCGTTTTTTCAATTCTTCCTTCTTACTTGGCAAGCCCTTGTGTTTTGTACCAGCAAAGTCGTCAACCTGTTTAGCGGTCATCTCTCCTGCCTTCTTTTCCATCTCTTTGTCAGGACAATCACCCTCTTCTTTACACTTCTTAAGCATACCGAAATATCTTTGCTGTGCCTTGGAAACTGCTTTTTCCTGAAGCTCTTCTTTCATCTTGACAGGCTTCACAATGCTTGCTTGATATTCTCCGTCTTCTTTGTCGAGAATCTTTTCGCTCATTCTATCCTCAATAAGAGACATAAGAGTGTTCCAGTGGTTGTCCGAGATTCCTCTTGGAGGATTACCGCCTGTTTTCTGTGCAATAGCATTCAGTGCTGCTGCATATTTCGCCTTCTGCTTTGGAGAAGGATTGTCTGTAAGATTGTGGACCATATCAGCCAGCTTTACACGAAGAGTAGGAACATCTCCCATTAGGTCGATTACATAAGATTGATAATCTCCACCCTTCTCGTGAGTTAGGGCACGAACAACTCTGATGACTTCCTCTCCCGCTGCTTGGTCCTGAATAGAGCCCTTAATGAACTCTTCCATTTCTTCTACCGAAGAAACAGTGGACCCAGGTGCGTCCTCAAGCGAGTCGTGAAGCAGTGCAGCCATTTGCACAACATTGTCTTTTGGATAGAACTTTCTTGCAATGTTTCTAACCTCAGATGGATGTGAAAAGTACTCTGACCCGTCTCTTCTTGTCTGTCCAACGTGAGCCATTCTAGCCGTGTTATAAACGTCTTTGAAATCATCAGGTGAAAACTTCTCTTTTACTGCTTTTTTGTTTTCTCTTAGATACTTTTGCCAGTTGTCTGTAATTTTGTTAGTCATTTTTTTATTCCTTATCTCAGAGAAGGGTCTCTGTGTGTATTTTTTAATTTTGGTATAAAGTCTTTCTTCAGCTTTAAAAGTCTCTCGAACTTTACCCTACTATCTGAATCAATATAAAGGACTTGTGGTTTTTTATACTCGCCGTTGATAAGCAAGTCATCGAAGTCGTAGAACTTCGTTTTTGGCTCATCAGCTAATGCACTACTGCCTAGTATAAGCGAAATCAATAGAATGGTTAATAGTTTTTTCATTTTTTATGCCCTCAGAACATAATAAATAGTCTGAAAACAAAGAAAAAGGCACTCGAAGTGCCTTATAGAGGGGTTTGCTTTACTTCCCTACAGATATAACCATTGGTGTATCAATGGTGATGAGTTGCGCTTGAGCCTCTGGCACCTTTGGTGCCGAAACTAGGGCAACGACTGATGCACTCAAGACGAATGTTGCTGCAATCTTGATAAACTTCATTTTACTTTTCTCCTTTTCCCTTTTTGAGAGTGTAAGTATAACACAAGTTGTTATTTAGTAAAGTTTTTTTTGATTTATTTCAATGTTTTTTTAGGGACACATTTTGGTCTAAAATTATCCTCTCCAACTGAGATAAGCCAATAAGAAGTTCCGTAACCATTAGGTAGTCTAAGTCATCGACAACAATAGAGTTTTCTGGAACCACAGCACCCTTGGAATCTACTTCTTTCTGCATCATCTTTAGAATCCTTTCTTTTATCCTCTCGCAAGCTGCGTAGAACTCGCACAAGTCGGTGAAAAGAGGTCTTCTGTCTTCAAGCTCGTCGCCAATAAAATGAACGCAAACGTCTTTGTAGTCTTCCATCATGTCTATGACTTGGAAGAATTCTTCTTGCGGAACTGCAATAACTTTACTTTCCATGCTTCTTATCTTTCACTGCTCTATGATAATCTTCTGCTTGCTCGAAGGTTTGCAAATCCAAAACTTTGAACTTTTTCTTCAACAGTGCCTCGGCTGCTAACTTAGCTCTTTTGCCTGTCGCACAATAAACAACTATTGTCTTGTCTTTGGGAATCTTGCCCTCCCAGAAGCCCAAAGACGTAGAGGTCGCAATAGAACGAACTTTCCTACTGGGTAAGTTGAAAGAACCCTCTATGCTCTTTTCCTCGAATTCGCTTTCCTCTCGAACGTCAAGGAAAAAATACTCTTCTAACTCTTTTTGTGATAATGAACTTTTCATAGTAATAAATAGGCTCTTAGAGAGCAATGACCTCTAGTTCTTCTGGACTAATGTAGCTTGGGTAAGTGGGAGCTTGCATCCACCAAACCTGTACGAGAGAAACTTCATTCTGCATAGAAATAACGACTCCGAGAACCTTATGGCTGCTTGGAGTGAAATGGTTAGCGAGGCGAACCAAACTACCCAGTCTCACAACAAGCCCTTTCTCCTATTGACCTTTGTGGGTACAGTCTGTCCTTCGCCCCAAACATATTTAGACTTACGCTTGTTGGTGATAGCGAGAACCTCAAGAACCTGAACTCCATTGCGCTCTCGTGGAGTGAGCTTCACTGCTTCAGGTTGTAAGATTCCAAATAGTGGCTTTGTTATCCTTTTCTGAAACCTTTTACGCTCGGGTGGTTTATTCAAAAACTTTACACAACCCTTGAAGATGTCTTCTATGGAATATCCCTCTTCCATAAGCTCACGCCAATTGATTTGCAAGTATCCACCAATGACCCAGCGCTTCACTCCAAAACCCTGAATCTTCCAAAAGTTAGAGCCGTGATATCGAGCGAGTCTCATTTCCCTCTTGTCATCAGTTGAAGAAAACTTTAGAGACATAAACTCGTGCATTTCTTGAAAACTGCACTGGTGCTCTGGACCTTCTATTACTGGTGGTTCTTCTGTTATCCTACGGCGTCGTCTAGCCATTTGTACCTTCTTTCTCAAAGTGCCTTACAAGCTCTGTGTAGCCACCGATAAACTCTTCGCTTTCACTATCACCATCGACATTCACTTTTACAATGATAGGAACTGTCTTGTGCTGGTAACTATTCTTTACTTCGTTGAGAGTTTTATCCTCCCAGTCATAATAAGTGATAAGATACTCACAAGGACCAGAAGAAATTAGGTCTGCTGCTGCTTTGCAAAAAGGACACTCATCTACGAGGTAAAGCTTATAATAAGATGTATTCTCGGTCGTCATTTTACCCCCTCAGCAACTCTCTTGCTGAGAGCTTAAGCTTTTCACTAACCTGAGTGGGTGCTCCAACTACAGTTAGCTCCAAGCCAGACTGACCTCTGTCTAAAATAACTTTAGTAAAACGCTGACGTGTATCTAAGCCGTCTGGCAAGTTGCCCTCTGTTAGGCGAGAAGACATTGATGAATCTTCACGCAAACAAATAACATGACTGGGATTGACCGTGACCTCACGCAATGTGTAAGTCTGGTTTGCTACAGAAGAACCATAGTGGTTCGTGTTCTTAGAAATAACTTCAGTTAGCGTAACTAACATCTCTTTCTCCTTTCGCTGCATAAGCAAGCAGCATATCATTAGGTGCGGTCCAGACAGAACCACGATAAAACAAGTCTGAATGTGTTTGGAACCTTCTCAACAAAATAGAGACATAAGGTTCCTTTAGTTCGCAGTACTCCTTTATAGTACCATCATCATTTACCTTTGTCAAGATAAAATGTGCTGGTAAATAAACTAAATCGCCTGAATTAAGATTCATCACCCTCAAGACCTTCCACTCGCAGACCCTCGCCTTCTTCTGGTTCAGGAGCAACGTAGTCTTGATGGTTCATGGCTTGGCTGGCAAGATGAGCGTAGAACTTGTAAGCTTGCATGACATTCTGAGATAACAAGTCGATTTCATAAAGCTCTCTTCTAAAGTTATCCACTTTATTGTAAGAGTCATAAATCTTCTCTGGATGAACGTCATTCAGCATAGAGTCTAGCCTTTTTGACCTTGCCGAAATCTCTTGAATTCCTTTAGAAATTTCTTTTGGCAATTGAGTTATGGAAGTTTGGTTTTCTATTTTCATTTATTTGCTTCTCTCCAGGTTTTAATGTGCCGCTCTTCGACAACGATAGGAGTTGTCTCGCCAATAGGTAATACCTGATATACTTTGTTGCCAGCGCAAGCGGAGGTTGGGGAAGTATAGTTGGTCTTGATAACCATCACCTTCTTGAATGCTCGTTGAGGCGCTGTTGCTCGTAATTGGGCAAGAGAGCCAGTAGGAAACTTTGGTTCGGCAAAATAGCCAGCGAGGACTTTCTTAGCGTACTTGTTTTCTACAATTTTATTGTACTGAGAATGGCTAGGGACATACTCTTCATCGCTCACCACCAGCCTACAGATATCTCGAAAGTAGGGAGTCGTAAGGTAGTAATTGGCAGCGACAAGAGCTTTTTCACGAAGACCAGTAGACTCGTCTTTATAACGAGCAGTGAAAGCTTGTCGTTGCTCCTGGACTTCATCAGAGTTCTCACGCTCAAGACGAGCAATAGTTTCCATTTGGCGATGAGAAAGGTGCCTGCCCTCTTTTGCCTGAGAAAGAACAGACTCTACAAAGCCTTGCGCCCAAGAACTCTTGTCCTCGATGCGTGCGAGCAGTCGCTCTAAGCGAATAACAATGGGGCTTTCGAGGTGAGTTTGGCGCTCTGCTACTGCTGCCTCAGAGTACTTCTCTTCGAGCTTGTCTAACCAAGGACGGCGACCTGGTGTTAGGCGACCTTGGCGGTTATAGGCTTCCAAGAGCGAGACAGCAAAGCTATGGTCACGCTTGTTTGCCTTGAGGTGAGGATTCTCAACCAAAGCCCTTAGTCGTTGTGATAATTTCATAGATAACCTTTCAACTCTCAACTACATGACAACTATAACCGATAAGAGGTTGTTTGTCAACCCTTTTGTGAGATTATTTTCATTTTATCATAGAAAAAACAGCTTTTGCCATAAGACCAATAGTGCCTGAACCAACTATCCATAATATCTTATTAACATTTGCCACTCTTTCTTTCAAGAGAATAATCTCATCTCGTTGCTTTTTATCTTCCTCAACAACATCCTTGAAGGTTTCTAGGTCGAAGAGGATTCTTTGCTGCTTTTCCATTGCTGGTTCAACAGTCTTTTCCATGAACCTCTCTCTATCGTCAAAGTTCTTTTCTAAGCCTGCAACACGAGTAACAATACCCATATTTTGACCGTCGCCCATAAGCATGAACTGTAGCTCACTCATTGATGACTTGATGGAGGAAACATCTTCCACAAGTCTTTCTATTTTTATCGATAAGTCTGTTGAGTGTTTTAGCTGCTTCTCAACCGTGTCTATCTTCTCGTTCAGTGATGCAAGAAGTTGGACAAGTTCTAATTCTTTTTGCAAAACAATTCCCTCTATAAAAACAAAGGCAGAGTTTATCCCCTGCCTCTGTAAATAGAGTCCAGTTTCCTATTCAGTCTCAACAATTCCGTGAGAAGTGGTAATAAGTGTGCCTGCTGCGGACACAGCGTTTAGGAGGGCGGTTTTTGTTACCTTTAGTGGGTCGATAACTCCAGTCTCGTAAAGGTTGCTAACTTCACCTGTTGCAAAGTTGTAACCTGAACCTGTTTCTGCCTCTCTTACAGTCTTCTCAGTCAAATCAACTGAGAGTCCAGCATTAGAAGCCATCTTGCGAAGTGGTGCTGAAACTGCTGATAAAACAATTCTTGCTCCAAGTGCTTGGTCGCTGTTTTCAGTCCCAAGAGTATCAAATGGAACCTCGCTAAGTCGCTGAGATGCCTGAACCAACGCTGTTCCACCACCTGCTACAGTTCCATCCTCTTGTGCTGAACGAACTGCTTGTAGAGCGTCCTCTGCTCTGTGAAGTGCCTCCATCATCTCAATCTCAGTGCTTCCACCAATCTTTAGAATAGCAACGCCAGAAGCAAGTCGGTTTACACGAGTTTGGATTCTTTCACATTCCTTGATGGAGTCTGTTTGCTGAATCTCTGCTTTGAGTTGCTCAATTCTATCCTCGATAACAGTTGGGTCGCCTGCTCCACCGACAAATGTTGCCCAGTTCTTCTTTGCTTCGCAGACCTTTACTGTTCCCAAATGAGAGACATCTACCTTGGATAGAGACTGCTTACCAGCAGGTCCAAGAACAGTTGCTCCAACAGAACTCGCTAAGTCCTCAAGACATGCTCGTCGCTCTTCACCATAACCTGGTGCTCGAATAGCAGCAACTTTCATCGTGCCTCGAACAGTATTCATAATAAGAGCAGCAAGTGCTTGGTCTTGAACGTCCTCTGCAACAATAACAAGTGCTCGACCTTCTCGTGAAGCAATTTGTAGAGCAGGAAAGATTTGCTCTACTGCTGAGATGGTTGTGTCTGAAACAAGAACAAGTGCATTCTCATGTCTCATAGTCCATCGTCGCTTATCAGTTACAAACTGAGGTGAAAGATATCCAGAGTCAAACTGAAAACCCTCAATAAGCTCTAATGAAGTTGTAGAAGAGTTTGCTGGTTCGATAGTAATAGCACCATCCTTGCCTGCCTTATCTACTGCCTCGGAAATAAGGTTTCCAAGGTGTTTATCTCCATTAGCAGAGATAGTAGCAATATGCCGAATATCGTCCAGTGTCTCAATAGGTCGTGAAACCGTCTCTAACTCCGCTGTAAGAGCCGTTACTGCTTTATCCATCCCTCTCTTGATTTCTACAGGAGAAATGCCCGCAGAAAGGTGTGCTGAAGCCTGACGAAAGATTTCGTGAGACAAGATAGTGGAAGTAGTTGTTCCGTCTCCTGCCTCGTCTGCTGTGACTTGTGCTGCCTGCTTAATTACTTGTGCCCCCAAGTCTGCAATAGGGTCATCAAGTGAAACGAAAGAAGCAACAGTTACACCGTCTTTGGTAATAACTGGTCGTTCGCCTTTCTTTTGTAGAATAACATTTCTACCCTTGGGTCCGAGAGTAGCACCAACATTTTCTGCTAATGTTGTTACACCCTCCAATAGTTTAGTTGATAGTTCTTGATTATTAGAATAGACTTTGCTCAAAGCAACCTCCAGTTTGTTGTCTTTTCTTATTATATGGTATGTTTTTGGATTTGTAAAGGATTATTTTTGCTTTGCTTGTTTTGCTTTTTCGTTAGCAATGGCAAAGAGTTTGTCAAGTCCTGATTTCTTTTCAAAGTAGTGCCTTACGTTGGGTTTTGACTCCAACTTCATTCTTATTTGGATGAACACCAGTGTTCCTTCACTTTCAGACTCAGCCGTTATGAGGATTCTAGGAACGGTTTCATCTGGCATGGACACCTGCAAGTCGTAATCTCTCATGACATCACCAAGCGTAGAAAGGTCTAGGAGTTTATAGCTTCCTCCACCAAACGATAATAACTTAACCGAGTCATCACCTTTGGTCACAGCATTTTTGATTCCGTTTACAACATTTTTCAAGAATTGTGCCTCTGCTTGGCTTACTGCTGAGTCGTCTTCGCCATCTGCCTTAACCGCCCTGAAGTTTGATACCTGTTGAACGATATCCTTATAAAGTTCCGCACCTGCTTTTCTAACTGCATTAGCCTCGTCAGTTTTTGTGTTATCTGCACTATAAGGTAAAGCCATATACGCATTGATTGCTTTATTATAGGGGTTGTCATCGTCTTTAGGGATATTGTATTTAGAGGATGGTCTGACTCCAAAAGCTGCCTGGAAGAAGGGAACGATTCCTGTTTTTCTACCTTTTTTATCTTGTGCGTCCCACGACTTACCAGTCTGACCCATTGTATTTGAAAGAGTTTTGAGTGAAATGTTGCCGAGGCGAACT